AAACCAAACCCGTCGAGACCGTAACGGCCGAAGCGGACATCACCGCCAAGGCCATTGCCGACGAACGCAAGCGGGTCGAAGCGATCACCCAGATCTGCATGGGTGAGCATGACGCGATTCAGGTCAAGGCCATCTCCGAAGGATGGACGACCGAACGCGCCAATGCCGCCGCCTATGCCGCCGCCAATGCCGCCAATGCCGCCAATGCCGCCAATGCCGCCAATGCCGCCTATGCCGCCGCCTATGGCGCCGCCTATGCCGCCTATGCCGCCGCCAATGCCGCCAATGCCGCCTATGCCGCCAATGCCGCCGCCAATGCCGCCTATGCCGCCGCCAATGCCGCCAATGCCGCCAATGCCGCCTATGCCGCCAATGCCGCCGCCAATGCCGCCTATCGGCAATCGCTTGCGGAATCCGCGAACATCGTGCGGAAACATATCTCATGGGAGATGATCGAGGAAAAGATCGGCGTCGAGCATGCGAAGGAGGATCGATGAGGTCTTAGATTAGGAACCAATAGCGCACCCGCGCCCGAGCGCTCTACGGAGCGCGAGGGCCTGGGCGTGTTGCCTGGGATGGACGCGAAAAAAGGATAACGAAAATGAAACGGATCGAAATCAACGACGGAACCATGACCCTGGCCCACGTGACCGGGCCAGAATCATCGAACCTGGACGGGCGGATTTGTGCGGCTCGGCTCTGGGATCAGGCCAGCGATGAGAATCGCCAGCGAACGCCGGCTGAAGTGGTGATGACCGACGCCGGGATCGCGGACGCGGAAGCTGCAATCGCGAAGGCGAGGGGGGAATCGTGAACGAAACCAGCCGACAAGTAGCCATCATCCGCGAAGAGCTGAAACGTCGCGGGATAACGCAACGGCAATTCGCGACAATGTGCCGGGTGCCGCAGCCGCGAATCAGCGACATCTTGCGCGGAAAAAAAGACACGACTACCAAGTGGGCTGAAATCATGCTGGCCGCGCTGGGCCTTGGCGTAAGCGATTTAATCCGTAGCAGGCAATAATAAGCTCGACCGCATTATTCGCCGCCGCCGCCCACGCGGCATGAACCAGCCCATAGTACGCAATCCAGCCCACGCAAAGGACCGCCCATACGATCCAGTATGAGCGGTCCTTGTCGCGTTTGCAGCAGCCGGGCGATGTCCCACGCGGTTTCCGTTACCGCCTCCTCGTCCAAGTCCCACAGACAGGCGTGCAAGCTTTCATGTATCACCAGGTCGAGCAGGCCCATCCCATCCATGCGCGGATCAATCGTGCATACCCTTCCAGTTAACCCACTTGCTCCACCGCAGAGCGCAGGAAAATCAATGCCGCGCCTTCGGCAATCGTGCGGATACCGTTGCTTATGTCGCCTTCGGACACGATCTGCCCGATGCCAGTGATAATTAGGGCCACGCCCGCATAGTATGTTTTGCGTTTATACCAGGGTTTCATAGTCGCTCCCTTATCATGTCCTCGATGCTCTGTTCAACGGCTGGCGCGCCGGGCCGCGTCGTTGTCGCCGAGCAATCACCCGGCGCGCCGGACTGGTAGACTTGCACTCGGTCGAAGTGGATATGCAAGTCGCCGCATCCCGTAACCAGGACCAACAAAACCAACGAGGTAAACGTCAGGATCATTATCCCCAGACACCATAGTATATCATCCCTCAACGAGGGCCGCGACTTCGCGCCATCTTGCCGACAGGTCCGGTCTGATTTGCTTGCACGCATCGGCCATCCTTTCACACTCTTCTCGCCAATGGTCCGCGGTCCAGCCGTCCGGTACATCTCCGTTTTTCGGCGGCATTACTCGGCGGGCCTCGTTTGCGGGCCGACATAAATCCATCCGGGCGGGGCCGCTCCCGGTTGCCCGGCTCCCCATACGGAGTTCGGCGCGTAGCCCCCGAGCATGGACACCAGCGAGGCGGTTACTTGCGATAAAACGCCAAGCGCCCGCTCGAAGTTGACCCCGACCGTCAGCATCTGCTGCGTGACCTGTTCAAGTTGCGGCACGTTGGCGATACGCACTTGCGAGGCATTGTTGACCACTTCAAGCGATTCCAGTTCGAATAGCCCGACCTCTTTGTTATATGTCAGGCTTTTGACCATGACGGTGTTATCTTTCGAGTCCATGAATTCGACGGTGCCAGTGTGCGGGTTAAACTTCAACGACGTGGTTGGATTCGCCACGCCGCAGCCCGCAACCATGACCACCGTGCCCATCAACAGTGCAATCACCCATCGCATCATGCACCCCCTACGCTGCCGAGCGATTCCAGGGTGGCCGCGATAATGTTCCACACCGCCGCCCACGCCCACGTTTCGGCCGTCGCCGCGCAGCCGCAGGGACAACCCATCAGCACGATTCCCATTCCAAGCAACCATAATTTACGCATCGTTTAACCTCCAGATAGTAGACTCCACGCCCGCTCTATCACAAGCCCCGCCAACGCGACGAAGGTTCCATGACTATATCGGGCGCGTCTTGCCTCATTTTGTTTCAACACATATACATCGGTCTTGATTCCAGGCGTTCCATTGGTTCCACTAACCGCCTTATGTATATCGTCAAGTACCTCTCGGATATGCTTAAACTCATTTACGCATTCCGGCAAAGGTCTTTGATGATCGGATGTACTCATACTCTTGCCTCCATGTTGATGGCGTCGAATTTCCCACGCGGACAAATGCCGCGCTTAATACAATCAGAAAGTTTTTGATTTCCTTCTTCATCCGTACATCCGCCGATCATATCTTCGCAGTATTCCCCCGCATTGCTCAGGCCGTGATATTCACAAGCCCGGCAGATAGACAGGCGGCGTTCAAGAATCTGGATGTTGTCATGCGTAATCATATTTCCGTTCCGAGCCATCGTCTGGTTGCCATGAAATGCTCTTAACTTGCCCAACCAACATTAACGCGATTGGTAGCCGCCACTCCGAGTAATAAAGAATGTACGGTACTGGAATAACTACTCGAATCCATGTCGGATAATTTTGACCAACTTTCTCCATCCCACATTGCAGTATTCTTTACACTTAATCCGCCTGCGGATGTAAATGCTCCACCAGCATATAAATACTTACCATCATACGCCAAAGCGTTTACATTATCATTCATACCGTCACCTAGCGCTGTCCAATTGCTGCCATCCCATTTTGCAATGCGGCTTGCCGGATTTCCACCGGCTTGCGTAAAGTAGCCACCTACATAAATATTGGTTCCATCGTGCGTAATTGTCCGCACTATTCCATTGACGCCAGTTCCCAAGGCATGCCACCCAGTACCATCCCACCTTATTATTCTATTAGCGTTGACGGCAGGTATTGCTCCCAACCCGTAAGCTTGCGTAAAATTTCCTCCCATATATATATCTTCGCCCATTCGGCACATTGATAAAGCAGTACCATTTAATCCGCCAAGCAATTGACTAAAAGAACTTCCGTCCCAATATGCAATTTTCATTATGTTGTATTGAATCTTAAAATCTTCAGCACTCCATGTGGATGCATCTCCGGTAACGACAACAGACGAAGCAGAGTTATATGTTTTAATGACACGCGGTGTTTTGCTATCCGGTTTTATGGAGTGACCTACATGATTAGAAATAAATACTCCAGAGGATGATGTTACTGTTGTTATATCGTTAATGGCATCATATACGCCACCTGTCACAGTGCCGCTCATTGAAGGGCTGTAAAAATACCAACCTGCCATGGATACATATACCACATCGTCAATAGAATCGTAGTACAAATAAAATACGCCAGTAGTAGACGGTATTCCTTCAGCGATGTCATACCAATTACTGCCATCCCATATACTTAAATTATAAGTCACTGAACTAGATAGATAGGATGCGTACAAGTATGTGCCGTCGTGCGCTATGGAAGGTACTAATCCGGGAAGCCCATCACCAAGCACCTCAAACTTTAGGCCATTCCATTTTACAATTCTTCTGTTTGCATAAGTATAATTATGCCCTCCGATATATATAGTGCTTAATAATGGGTCACGAACCATGCAATATATATCAGTAGGCCTTGGTGATGTTGGCAAATGCCTAAAATTTCTACAGTTACCAGTCCACAATGTGAAAGATGGAGTAGCGCCACCGATATGCAATAATACAGGATTACGTATGTTGGAGTTATGTATGTAATGATTACGTGCATTAAAACACTTGGACGATGCAACCCCCTCTGAACCGGTTGGCAAAGACGATCCATAAGCGTTAAATCTGTTCATTCTGCTTGGCGTGTCAAATTTGGGCATTGGTCAATCTTCCGGTATTTCAAACTCTTCAGTTCCGCCAGCCCACATGCGCGCATCCGTATTTATGTCGAGCCATTCTACTTTCCCTGTTGGCCCATCGTCTAATGCAATGCCGCCACCGCCGATATAATCGTCTTCGGTTACAAAAACGCCTGTAACAGTTTTTATGGCATATATCAAATCACCAGGATAATTATCGTCAGTAATTGGAACCTGATAAATCGGTATAATCATTTGGTATTCGCTAGTCTCATTATCTCCGCCTGGGTCATAAGTTACATATCTTGTTGTGGCAACCAAACCAGGATAAGACACGCTGTCTATCTGAATGTATTTTCTATTCCCGTATGTTTTATTGTGATAACTACTTGCCCTTAGAATCCAAGGTTTCGCAACAAGCACTTCGGCAGAGTCCACACTATATCCTGAACCATCCGCGCTCCATTTGATTTTATAACAAACAAGATGCTCTCGATACACACTACGTAACTGGAACCAATCCGCTTCTATGCCTCCTAATTTCGGCTCCCTGCGCATCGTGGTTTTAACATGCCGAACCGACTTTGATAGCTGGTTAATCACCGCGTTGCGCCGGGACTGGGCCTGCATCGACTCGCGCGGCGTCCGCAAGCGGTTGGATTCCGGTAATGGTTCGTTCTTAACGCGCATCAAAATCCCAATGCGTTGAAATTCTCCGCCCAGTAATAGTCAACGATCTTTCGGCCGACGCCCTGGACCAGGCCGACGTAAGGCTCGCCCGTCGCGACATCGAACAGAATGGCCTCCGGGTTCCATCCGTATTCCCTCGCGCGGAACTCGTAGGCCATATTGAACGCCACGTCACCCATTCCGTCGTTATCGAAGTTAATAGACTCGCATAAAACCTCGCCGGGCGGAAAGCCGAAGAACGATGTCGAGTTCACGCGGTTTACGTAGGAGGCTTGCAACACCAGCGGATCAATCCCCCCGGCCACCAGGGCGGAGTTGGCCTCGATTCGGCGAATGCTGAACGTGGTCAACGGCCGGGTTACACTGATGATGCCCGGCCGAGTCACGGCCTCCCCGTCGCCCGATGCAATAGTTGCCCCGCCAAGCTCCTCGCCGTTTTTCAGCGCGCCGACATTGGAAAGGGTGATCGGATCGTCGTTGCGGTCCTTGTCCGTCTCGACGGTCTCCAAAACCGATGATCCGTTAATGTATTGCGTCGTCGAGTTCACATATCGAACAACTACCCTTGCCAACCCGCCGCCCAAGCCCTCGACTTCGTAACCGACGGCCCGCATGAATGTACGGCCGGGGTGCATATCCCAAGCGGATACCCCAGTAGCCAGAACAGCATTCCATTGCCAATCCGTAGAGCTAAGGCCCTCAATATAAAAAACGCGGGTCATTTCAAGAATGCGTTGACCCTCGACTACACAAGTCCCTTCGTGCGTATCCTGTTTCTTTATCGACGCCGCCATTTACGCCACCATGCTTTTGTAATCAACGCCCGTGTTTTTCGCGATAAGACGCAGCACCTTCAACGACTCCTTGGCCACTTCCTTGTCCTCGGCCTGACCCTTCAGCTTGTCAATCGTGCCCACCGATCCATACTGCCCGCTGAACATGCCCGCCTCGATCTGCTTGACCTCGCCACCCATCCGTCCCGGCCCGTCCTCCGCCCCGAATTGCTTGCGGGCCTCGGCCCTTTCAAGCTCGCGCAGAATTTCCATGCGCTCGACTAGTTCCTGATTGCCCGCCTCCCGAGCCAGCATGATCTGTTTCTCGTAATACCATTCGAGCTGTTCGAGCCGGGCCTCCAGTTGCTTACCTTCGACCTCGAGTTGCTTTTGCTTTACTTGCGATTCGGCGTCAGCGACCTGCTCCAGGTTGCGGCGTTCGGTGTCCGCCAATTCCTTGGCGATTCGGGATTGCTCCCTTGCTTGTTCGTCGTTGACCCGCTGTAGCTCCTGCGCGCGTTTCTCCTCGGCCTGTTCACGGGCGCGCGAGCGCTCCCCCTGGCCGAGATTCTCGATGCCGGATATTTCCTTGTCGTAAGTGGCGCGAATACGTTTTTCCTTCTCGTGAAACTGTTCCAGCACCCGGACTTTCTCGTTACCCCACTCCGTCCATGCCTTCTTCGTGGCCTCGACATCCACAACCGATTCCCACCCTCCGCCGCCGTTAACCAGGCCACTGCTTTTGTAGACCGACTTCGTTATCTGCTCGGGCGGCATCCTTTGCTTCGATGCCTCCTCGTGCGTCTTCAATTCCTCGACGGCCGCCTTGCGGGCTTCGTCGGCGCGGGTTCTCGCCTCGCGCTTGGCGTTCTCCTCGCGCTGCTCGCTAATCAATATGTCGCGATCCAGCCCTTCCTTGCCGATCAAAGCAAGCTGCTGGTCGATGGTCCGCATCCGGGAAACCGAGTCCGCTTCATACGTGGCCACCCGCTCGGCGGATTTCAGGTTTATATCGCGGAGCTTGGCCTGTTGATCCAGAAGACGATTCTTCTCTGCAAGCTTTTCCGCCGTTCCGGAAAGCACATCGTGCAAATCCCATGCGGCCTTGACCACCGGGCCGATGCCCATCGGAAGCGAAGTGACCGCCGCCCGGATTCCCTCCACGTCGCCGCGCATGGCCTGCGCCGCCGCCGTCGCCAGCTTGAAACCCGCCTCGATTGTACCGAGCGCGGCGAAGCCCTTGGCCAGCATCGCCCCGAAGTCGAGCGATTTACCTATCCGCTCGCCGGACTTCTGGACCATCCGCTCGGCATTCTTCAGCCCGGTCTCCAGCTTGTCCAGCCGGGCCTCGATCATGACCCTTAGCGCGCCTACCTCGGTGTCGTTAGCCATCGGATTTCCCGCCTTAGTTCGTCGTCGTGCGCATCGTTACGGTCCTCGAATTCCCAGCGCCGCTTGTTCTCGCGGTCCAACTTATCCCGCGTGTCGCCGTTCTCGACAATTAGAATATCCTCGACGTAATCGAGCAGGCCCCAATAGCGCGGCATGGTCAATTCGTTCGGGTCGATTCCGTGATAGAACCGCAACAGAATGGCGTCGTTCAAGAACCACTCGTTCACCCTTTTTTTTTGCTGTCGCTCTCCGCCGATTCGTCCTTGCCGACGTTCAGCCGATCGTAGCCCGCGAGAGACAAAGCGATATCCACGATCTCGTCCGGGGTGAACGGTAGATTGTCCACCGTCACGTCCGGCTGGCTCATGGCCAACACCTGTTCGGCCCGGCCGAATTGAAATATCTGTCGGTACAGATAGACAATCGTCCGGCTTATATGATCGAAGTCACTCAGCCGGTCAAGCCGGTCCTTCGGATCGGCCTTCACCTCGTCCATGCGGGCCAGTAGGGCGGCCCGGTCCTCCGCGCGCCACTTGGCCAGCAGTTCACCGAGCTGTTTACGTTTAAGCAATGGGAACGAATACGTCTGCCCATTGATCGTCCGGCATACCGGCGCATCGGCCGCCGCCATGAATGAATTGTCCACGGCTCACCTCCTACGTAATACTCAGCAGGTCCGTCCCGGTATTTGTGGAACCACCAAGCATGACATCGAACGTTACGTCCACGTCGGCCTTGCGGCGATTAATGGATAGGTTCGACGCAATCACGTCGGCTTTGATTGCTCGGGAAGTCCCGCTGTAGTTGAGCTGCACCTTCGCGGCCTGCGTCCAATTCGCCGTCGAGATCGGAGCCGAGGATGTATTCAGCTTGCCCGTGATCGACGCGGAAAAACGGATGCCCGCGATTTCGCTTTGGACCAGCGGGATCGTCTCGTCGATGTTCGGCGGAATATCCACGGTGTCGGAGGATACCGTACCGCTCCACGATACCACCTCTATCGTCGCCCCGTTGGTGAAGTTTACACTGCCGCCCGTACCTTTGATTCCGGCCATGACCTTACTCCTGTTATGCCACCTGGACCCGATAACGCTGGATCATTCGCCATTCGCAATCGGATTCCTGGAACGTACCTCGTCCCAAACTCGTGCAATACGCCGTGACGGACGTATTGCTTAATGTCTGCCTGTTCAGTACCGCGTCAACCCGATCCCCGATGTTATGCACCGCTACCTTGCCATCGCGTACGTCGCCGTAGATATCGATCTGCATTTCGCTGTCGATATCGTCGATGGTCAATGTGCTATCCGGAGCGTCGGTAATGAAATTGAACACCAGGAACGGCGACGGCGTTTGATCCTGAGCAATACCATTGAAGATTCCGCCCGTACACAGCGTCGCCACTCCGTTCGTTCCGGTATCTCCGGTCAACGTCGCATATATCAGCTTTTCAACTTCTTGTGGTGTCGCCATTACTTGATCCCACTCAACACGATTTCCTCGGCTTTTTCCTTGGCCAAGTTAAGCCCTACTCGCATATACGGACGCGGGGCAATGTATCGAGTTCCTAATTCCAACGCGGCCGCGTATGGAAGGCTTGTCCCAACATACGCCCGTAATTCATTGATTTCCGATAGGTCAACCTGAATCGAACGCCGCAATGTTCCGGTGTCCGCCGCCGGAGCCTCGCCCGGAGCGGATGCCCTATGCCATCCAGTATCTCTTATTCTCGCCCCTTGCTCTCCAGCCCACAACCCCTCCTCTTTGGTAAATCGTTCTTTGGACTTTTTTTTGAGAACAACCTCTTTGGTGATTTGTGATCTTACGATGTTTTTACCCTGCCCACGTCTATACATCTTGCCCGAACCGGGCGACGATAAAACCTTTTTTATGCTGCGTTGCACTTCGATAGCCGCCCGGCCGACGTTACGCTTTAGGCGTTCGACCATCTTGGCCTTTACGGCTTCGGCGTTCCAATCAAGTTTAATCCCCGGATGGGTTGCCACTCTTCTTCTCCTCGCAATCGCAACGCAGGTACGCGCTTTCTAATCCTGGATTAAGTACGCCCTGAACGTCCAGCACCCGCCCGCTTATCGTCATCCGGTCGCCCTCTTGGATGTCTGTGTCGCCCGGCAAGTAAACATAATGCGTGGTTATCACGTCGTAACGCGAGTTCGCCATCGACTCCATCGCGCTCGGCGTGCGGACCCGGCAACGCACGCCGGACAGATGCGCCGCGTAGGTCTTTGTCGGCGTACCGCCCGCGTCAACCGTGCGCGTAGGCCGCGTCACCGAAGCCGTTGAATTCAGCAGGTGCCTTGGTAGTCCGCGCATCATGCCTTCTCATAAACGTCCAAAATCGCCGACACGCCGAGGCAGTGCGTGCATCCGGTGTGCGTCGTCTGCGATAGCCGTATCCACAACGTGTCGTTCAGGGCCAGGGCAGTCGTCCCGATGGAACCGGCCACAACCTCGTAGGCGGCCTCGTCCGTGCTGATTTGAACCGGCGCGGATAGAACCGTCGCGGCCGTGCCGCCCTGCGTCGCCTTGAGCAAGTCAACGCTGATCGCCCCGTCAGTCGAGGGCGGAGAGACCGCTACCGCCTTGAACTCCTTAATCGTCCCGGCCGCCCCATCGACCACATGAACGCAGTACGTCTGCCCGCCGGTAGCTCCAGCCGTGGCTACCGCCGCGCTGGCCGCCAGTCCGTATACCTGACGATGCTGGTGTTCCAGCTTGCTTGCGGCAACGTCGGCATCGGAGGCGATCGCCGCGTCGCCTACCGATCCGGCCGGTGGGCTGAACTCGTTTGGGGTTAACTTGCCGCTGATTCTTACGTCGCCCGTGATTCTCATTTCTGCCATGTTATCGCACTCCTAATTTCGACCACCGCCGCACGACGGCCAATTGGTTATCGTTCAACGCAACCCCGCTCATAAGCGTGTAAGAATAATCGCCAAGCGTTTCGGATTGGACGCTTTGGTCCCGCTTGCTCAGGCTGAACCCGGTGGCCGCCATTTCCTGACAGAGCATATCCAGATCGGCTGGCACGGTGGCGAACCCGGCCCGGTACTCAACGAGGATGTTTTGAAATCCGCGCGGCATTCGCGCCTCGATATCCGCGTCCGGCGGATACCAGCCGGCCTGAGATGGGCCCGGCTTGTAACTGACGATTCCCGACTGTCGGTCAACCCAGAATTCGCAATCATCCGAGCCGGGATATGTCAGATAGACCGTGGTGGATCGGCTTGCACTCACAAGAGGCATGCCGCCTATCGGGTTCAAGTCCGGCGATAGCGTGTTGGTTATGCAGGTGGCGCTCCAATCATCGATCGCCGTGATAGCCGTCGCCAGGGCGGCCGTGGATGGATAATCCGCGAAGGTTAGTTCGTCCTCGGTCTGCGCGCCGTTCGCATCCCACGAGCGGCATATCACCGCGTCCTCGTTGACCTCGACAATCGCCCGGATGCCATCGCCGGAATAAACCACGGATAGAGCGTTGTCCTGCCCGTACGCGAATCGCGTAACCTCCAAGATCGGGTATTGGTCAAGAACCAACCGGCATTCGCGATTGCCATTGAACCGATGTCGATAATCGCGGGCAACAAACTTTCGGCCGGTAAGTTGTTCGATCCGATCCGAGCAAGCGTTAATCAATTCCTTGAGGATGTTATCATGATCGGTCGAAGTCTCGCCGAGATAACGCTTCAGCTTCGTAAGCGTAGTCAGCGCGTACGAAGACAGAGTTATATCCCCGCCCGCGTCGGCCAGGCCCACGCCGTCCCAGGCCTGCCACCGACGGCCAAGGATCGTATCGGAAGTCGCCGGTGTCGCGCCCGCGCGCAAGTAATACGTAACGACGCAGTTCATCGCCGTGGTGATCTTGGCGGGAAAGTCGGCCGTATAGAGGTCGCCGCTCTGGTCGGTCAGGTCGATAGCATACTCGGCGATATCGGCATCGTCCCAAGTCTCGAACGCCTCGTTTGCGACGGACCATACCTTCGTGTCCGATTGTCGACGGACTACGGCGTATAGATTCGCCGCCGCTACTGGATAAGTAAGGTTCAGTTCGTTTGCCATCGTTCGTCCGCCTTGCGTTTGACCTTGCCCTTGCGAGCCGGAGACGCCATCGACTTGTCGGCCGGAGCATCCTCGACCGCCTTGACCTCCGGCTCCTCCTCGCGGGCCACGCCGCGCGCAATCAGTTGTTCGGCAACGCCGATCCCGACATCGAGAATGTCGCCGGGCGCGGCATAGCAATGATGTTTCAAGAGAACAAGTCGCATAACATTTCTCCCTGTGGTCTGCCCTTCTGTTCGTACTCCGTTAGCCTCTGGTAGATCGGCGTCAGGTTTTTACCCGGCCACGATACCAGCAGTTCCATGTGCCCGACCATTACATGATTCGCCTGGTAGAGCTGTCCACCGTTCGCGTGTAGATTGGCCCAGAATGAGCAATCCTCGTCAATCCGGCCTTCGCCCCAGTGCCCGTCGGTGTCCGGAACATGCCTGAACCAGGGCTTCTTCATCTTGCTCTTGAGCGAATCGACGCGGATCATGGTCAGGCCGAAGTGTCCACTGTTAATCGGGATGATCGGCTTGCGGAATTCCTCGACGCAAACCTTATCGACAATCTCGCCCGCCTTGCTCCGCAGGGTAAACAGCGCCGTCGTGCTCTCCCGCTTCATCTGGACCGGGCAGAGCGCGTCTACCTCCGGATTTGATTCCATCAGATCATACAAGGCGATAACATCTTCCTTCGTGTAAAGCGTATCGTAGTCGATGGACAAGATGTACTTCGTGCCGGAGTCCAGGCAATTCTGCATCATGGATTCCATGCACTGACCCCAGAAGACGCCGGACGCCTTCATCAGGGGAATGCCGAGCAGAGGCAAGGCCCGGAAGGTGTGCATCATGTTATCAATGAAGCCTACGCGCGGCACACTCATGATCGCCATGACACCCGGGAGGATGCGACAATCATTATTCGATGTAAGCTTGGTCGAACTCTTGACGCCTTGCAGGTTGAGCGATACCGGCAACGAGGCGCAGTCTTGATGCCCCTCGTTTTGCCATGGTTTGATATCGATCAATCCGATCTGTTCCATCACGCTACGCAATCCGTCCTCGTCGAACACGCTCTTGTGGAAGTCGTTCTCGTCCGTCTGCCCACCCATCAGGTAGCTCATGAGCGGCTCGTCGGTTGCCTTCGCCTGATATCGCTCGACGATATACCGGAAGTCCGGCACCGCTAATTTCAGGACGCCGCCCGGGCGTAACACTCGGACCCACTCATGCAGCACCGGGCCGATCTCCGCCGAGCCAAAGTGTTCCAGCACATGCGAGGCCCGGACCTCCTCGACCGAATTGCTCTGGTACTTGAGCTTCCGGATGTCGTGCCCGTTGCGAAGATCGAGATTCTCGTAACCGGGCAACTCGGCTTCTCCCGCGCCGAGATTCAGCCTTAATGTCTCCATCCTGTTCATCTCCCTATCTGGTCCTGACCCATTTCCCCCGCCGAGGGAGCCGCGCGGCCCCCCCGGCGGAAAGGGAAACAGGAAAGGAGAACCTTTAAGCAGTCACCGCGATCTTGACGTTTTTCTCCGTCATCGTCATCGGCGCGGTCTTCGCTCGCGACAGCCGGGCGATCTGGGCAATCTCGACAGTCGTAGCCGGAGTAACGCGGCAGCGCAGGTAACGCTTGCGGTTTCGACAGTCGATGTTGAGCGTGGCGTAACTCGATTCCGTCGCGTTCGTGTAGGTGCCCGTGGCCGTCTGTGACGCGACGATTAGAAAACCGTTCGTAGCGTCCGTCACCGTATTGGTCGTGCCGGTCAGGGCCACGATGGCATCGCCGCAACTCGTGTTCGAGCCTTCGTCCACGGCCAGGGCGATGACCTTGTTGGTGATCGCCGTGTGGCTCGTTCCGCCCACGAGGACATCAATCGTACAGTAGTCATAGCCCAGCCGATCAATGAGCAATGTGTTCGTGGCGTTGCTGGCAACCGAACTGGCCGTAGTCTTAAACACCTTCGTATTTTGAATCTCGATCATGTGATTTCCTCCGGAGCATGGAATCCGCGATAAACTTTCATCCATGCCCTGCTGTTAGCTGCTTACGTAGCGGACAACAAACCAATGCACGGGCCGGGCTCGGTAGCCGATCCGATATCGTGTACATTGATATCGAACCGCTCGGTGCCCCGAACCGCGATGAAGTCGTTCTCGAATGCCGACTCACCATCCACCGTAGCCACGTCAGAGAACCCGATAGTCATGGTTCGGCGGTCGCCGAACGAAGCCGCCAGCCGAAGGTCGGCCAGCAGGGCGACGATTTCCGCCGTTGTTTGAGCTCGCGGCATGGCCTGCGTGAATACCACCGGGTATCCGAGGAACTGCCGAGTGCCCGAGCCGCCGTGAATCACGTCGTTGGTATTCCCGCCAGCTGCCAACGCCAGGCGCTCCATGACCTGGAAGAAAAACTGGCGCGAACAATACCACTTGGCATTCGCGGCCGCCTGGTCGTGGAGCATACCGGACATCTGGTTGAAGTCATTCAAGACAAACAACGACCAGTCGTCATTCGTGCCCGCAGCACCCGTCTGGAAGGTCACGGTATTAGTCCCGGCCGCGACTCGCGTACGCGCGCCGATAATCCCGCCGTAAGTGGCGGCACCGGTTCCGTTGAACCCGCAGTCGTCCTCTTTCTCGGCGAACGCCCACGCGATCTCCTGAGCCAGATCGTCGCCGACATTGATGGCCGCATCCTCGTTCAGTTCGGAGGTGTAGCGGGTCAGCGCCATGATCTTGCGAGCGGTCAATCGAACCTGGTTCCACGTCTTGTCGGATAAGGTTCCCGACGCGCCCTCGCCCACGAAGTGCGCGGTCAACCCGCCCGCTCGGCGATTGATCGGGATCGTGTCTGAGATCATAACCTGTTGACGGGCCTCGCGCCGGAACACGCCATACTCATCGCGAATGTCGATGATGTAATCGGAGAAGTCTGGCGGAACCAGGAACCCGCTCGACGGGTTGTTGAACGTGGTTTGAATCTTGGTCTGCAAGGTGTTTTCATCCACCTGCGTCAAGGGAATGCCGTACTTCTCGCACCAATCGACCGACTTCGGCCGCCCCATGGCAGCCATGCACCACATGCCGAAGCGGTACGCTTTCTCGCGAGCGGACAAACCACCGGCGTGCTTATCGTCCTTGAACGAACGCGGGTTGCTTTTGTAGCAACTCGCCGGAATGACGATCTTCTTTTCCTCGACCGGTTGGCGAATCGTTTTCATGCGATTCAAAACCGGAGTCATGGCCGCTTGAACCGCCTTGGTTACGGCGTCGGCGAGATTCTTTTCTTCGTCTTCGTCGGCCGCCTTTTTCTCGTCTTCATCGTCCGGATCCTCAGCTTCCTGTTGAGGCTGCGCGGATACGAGGCTGATCTGGTCGATGCCTATCGGGTTGCCGTCCGCGTCCGTCACCTCGTTGTCGTCGATGAACAACGAGATGGCCTTCTTGCGGGCCTTCTCGCTCTTGTGCTTAGCGAGAATGGCCGGTAATACGTGATTCGTGAACTCATCCAAGGTCATTTGTCTAACCTCCAAGTAGAGACAACGGCTGCCCATGACAAGCAATGTCATGGGTTGCGATTTTTACCGTCATCCTGCTCGGCTTGGCTCCCCGGCTCGGCATGCGCCATCCGGTTAAGCGGGCCATCAGGCTCGACCGTGAAACAGATTCGCTATATGTACAACTGTCCGGTCGCGCGGGCGATGCCCTTCGCGACCAATCCTGCTACGTCCACAGCGCGCCGGGCCTTGACGATCCTTCGCTCGCCCGGCACGACGATGAATACCTTGCTCTTCCCCCTCGACCTATCCGGCGCGTGCAGGTCCAGGCCAAACAGCGACTTCACCTGCAACTCGCTGATGATGCCTTTCCCCAACGCGGTTATGAGCGCGTCCTGATTGGCCGGCAGCGGAGCCAATGAATACTCGAAAAGCTTCCACTTGGAAGTCACGCGCTTGATTCCGTCGCCGTATTTCGCCCGGTCGCCCTTGCCCGCCGGCCTGGATTCGATGGGCATGAACCCGACCGATACGCCCTTGACGATGCCCTGTTCAACTAGCGCGCGGGCAACGTCGGGAAAGAATTCGCCCTTGAAGTCGGCGGGCCTTACCGCGAACTCGGTGGACGCCTCGATTCCATGCTCGCCCCGGCTGAGCTTGCCGATGCTCTTGGCTATCGGCTTATCGTAATCGTGGTTCCAGAATACAACCGGGTTCTTCTCGAACTCGCGCGAGTCCATGCCTTGAGGCACAAGCACCTCGCCGTCCCGGTCGATGGAATCGGTGGAGATCGTCGCCCGGAAGACGCCGCCGGACGCCGCCTTGAAATTCGCATCGAGATTCTTGCGCAGGATTTCCATCGCTATACCCTCGCTTCCACGACGATCAGCTTCGCGCCAGCGGTGCAAACGAATGACGCCGTGCTCGCCTGATTAGTGTTTAACATTAGCGGCGCATCATAATGCAATAAAGGATGCGTGGCGGTGGCTGGACCTAGAAACGCAAAACGTACCTGATCCGTAGGTGTGGCGAGTTGCACATATACGGCGTTAGCGTTGGCGTTCAGGGCCGAGCCTTTCATCCCTTCTATCGAAAAACTGCCCGATGTTGGAGGCGTCAAGGACAAATACGCCACCATTTTATTCAGCCCATGGGCTTCCTTGCGGTTCATAGGTAGTTTCATACCTTGACCTCCAGCACGGTCAGTATCTGGCTCGCGTCCGTCGCATAGAACTTGGCAACGGACGCCTGGCTCGTGCTCAACATGATCGGCACGGCGTTATTGACTTTCGGAGAATTGGTCGTCGCGTTGCCGTCGATGTTGAAATGTACCTCATGCGTCGCGGCGTTCAGTTGCACCAGCACGGCGTTTGCGTTGGCGTTCAAGGCCGAGCCTTTCGCCGTCGCCACTGTTACGCCGTTCGCCGTAGTCGGTAACGTCACCTGATAGTACGCGTAAATCGTGTTCAGCCCAGCGCATTCCTTGCGATTTATTGGCATGGAAATATCAATCGCCATCACGTCACCCCATATTGTCGATGTTGTCTATGTACCACTGAACCGTCTTACGCAAGCCGGTATCCATGTCGGTTTCGGGTTTCCATCCTAATTCGTCACGCGCCCGCGTGATATCGAGCTGTCTGCGCCGCTGGCCGTCCGGCTTGTCCGTGTCGTAAACCACCGTTGCGTCTGGGCAGATCATGCTTGCCAGCTTGCCGGCAACCTCGCCGATACTGACCGCCGAACCGCTCCCGATGTTGTAAGGTCCGAAGCGGTTCTTTGTCCGCATGGCCGTCACGATAGCTCTGGCCGCATCCTCGACATAGAGAAAATCGCGGGTGGCCTGGCCCGTGCCCCAAACTACCAGCGGCGATTGCGTGTCCCGAGCCTCGAAGCACTTGCGGATCAAGGCCGGGATAACATGAGAACGGCTCGGATCAAAGCAATCGTGCGGCCCGTACATGTTGGCCAGAATGAGGCAAGTGATATTCATATCGTGCAACCGGCGATACATGGCACATGTCGCGATCAGTGCCCGCTTGGCCAGCCCGTATTGAGCGTTTGTCGGCTCGGGATACCCGTCGAATATGCTGTCCTCGTTGAACGGCGTCGGGCAGTGTTCGGGGTACGAGCAGGTCGTGCCGATGTATACCAGCTTCGACACCTTGAACTCGCGACAGGCGTGCAACACGTTGACGCCCATCGATAAGTTGTCTTCACGCAGAGCGCTGCCCTGCTCCATGTTGTACCCGATTCCCCCGCAATTCGCGGCGGCATGAATAACAACATCGGGCCTTGTATGGTTGAAAACATAGCGGGCATATTCTTCGTTACGCAAATCGCCATCGGCTCTTCGTAGCGGAATAAGATCGTATGGCGCGTCCACCATTCGGGCCAACATCGCTATGAGGTTGGAACCAAGGAACCCGCCCGCGCCGGTTATCATTATTTTAGGCCGGTCGTTCATACGGTATATCGTCCCTTACGAAGAACGCATTGATCTCGTTTTTCTCGATGAACCGATAACCTCGAAGATATCCGCCAGCACTCGATTCTTTTCGTGTTGACCATGCCACGCCATCAATCAGCCTCGATAATTACGGGCATCAGGTCACACCGACAATTAGGATGCAACGGCGGCCCCGCGATGTCCTCATAGCTCAAGGTCATGGTTCCGCCATCCTTGCCGGTTAACACCGAACCCTTGCCCATGCCGTCGGGAATCTCGCGTAAACCGTGGAGTTTCGCGTTGAAGATGGCCGCCGCCGCCTCGCAAAACTCGCAAGCATCGGGAGCAAGCAGCCATTCCTTACCCTTGACAACCCCGGACTGCTCCCAAGCCATCGTCTCGCCTTGTACGTAGGCTCGGGCCGATTCGGTACGAGCAATCATCTCGGCGCGGCGCGCAATACCTTCATCGTCCCATCCGTCGGCCGCCATGATCCGCGTCGCCATATTGCGTACCGTATCGCCTGCGCCTAAGGACTCCGCAAGGATGCGCCCGATCCTGTCTGTCGTCGTGTTCGTAATCGAACCGGCCAGCCAGATCGTATATGCGCGCATGAACTTCTCGACCTCTGGGTTCGTGACATCGAACGCCGTGCCCGCGAGATCGGCCTTGCTCATGCCCGCCTCGGCTCCTGTTTCCAGGAGCGGCTTCATCGCGGCCCTTACGTCGTCGGCAATCTCGGCGGCCATGTCCTCGGTGATCTTCTCCGATGCGGCCTGGATGCGGGCAATGAGTTTCTCCAGGTCTTTGTCCGGAGCCTTAACCTTGCGTCGGCTCTTGCCCCCACCTGTGATAACCTCGATGATCCGATCCCGCGCGGAGATCATGGCCCGGCCGATCGTGTCGCGCAGTCTTTCGATAGGCTTTGTCTTTTCAGCTTCACGCGCCGTATCGTCGGCGTCGCCCACCTCTTTCGGGGCGTCCTCGGCTTTCGGCTCCGGTTCAGGAGCGACCTTCGGCGCGATATACGGAACAAACATCGCTTGCAATTTCTCGGCAATCTTATCAGCCAATGCCGATTCATCGATAGTTGGGGCTTTAACTTCCGGCTTGTCCGCAGATAATCCAAACCCGCCAAACGGTGAAGCCTGCTGTTTCCCCGCGTCTTCAATAGGAACCTTGCCCGACGGAACCAATAGACGATCTCCACCGTCTACCGGCTCCATGCCGATCTCCGCGCGGGCTTCGTTATAGCTTATCAGGCCGGTCTCGACATAGCCCCGCCGAGTATCCCGATCGAACAATTTGTCTTCAGGAACCGGATTATCATAAGCAAGAAACGCGTCGCCCTCGATCCCGAACAGCGGCAAGTACCATTCGTTCAGCTTCTCCTCGTCGTGCCGCAGCATCGGGAGGATCGTGTCCTTCATCCATCCGGCGTCGCCTTGCTCGGCATTGGCCCGGTTCGGATCGTTGGCCTTGAGCTTCGTGATCGGCACGCCCATGATCACCGCGATTTCCTCAAGCATCTCCTCGCGGCCCTGCATGTCTTTCGGCGGCCACGACAGCGGCACGATCTGCGCGTCGCCGCCCATCGTAAGGAATCGCCCGGAGTTGCGCGGACCTTTGAGCTTAGCGTTAATCCGCTGCTCGAATCGCTGGAATGCCGCGTCACTGTATCCGCTCTTGACTATGATCGCGTAATCCGGTCGGGCATGGTTCTGGTACAGGGCGAGGTCCATGATATGCGCGGCCTTGTCGCGCTGCAGCACATTCCATCCCGCTTCAACCTTGCCCATCCCGTAGTACATATTTTTCGGGTTCGGCAGCTTGAAGTGGCCGACTTCATCGGTCGTAAACGTAAGCCGGTTGGAACCTTGTCCGTAGAGATAGCCCTTGATAAATACATCGTCTTCAATCTCGCCAGGAATAACTTCCACCCATTGGCTCGGCATGATCCAGAGTTCACCGGGTATGCCGCGCGCCGTGTCGATGATCGGATGAAGATAGGCGTTGCCCGTTAGTTGCAAATAGATGAACCGCAACGTCGCCAGGTCGAAGCCGTTCATCCACGGGTTAGTCTTGCTCAATAGCTCAAGCGCCGGGTGCGATTCCTCGACCTCTTCGTAATCATCCCGGAACTCGGCGGCCTTTCGCTGCGCGTATCGACTCGGCCGGGCATCCATGCGGCCCGACAAATAGTTCTTGGTTCTGCGATTGACGGGGCGCGACGAAAACACCTTGGTGCCCTCGCGTTTGCGAACATACAATCGCAACGGAGTCGCCGCGCAGGCGTTCGCGTTCAACATCGCGGCGGCATAAGTCCAACCGTAGAACAGCTTGATCGCTTCATCATAATTGAACGGTTGAACCTTAGCCCCATGCTGGCCTGATCCTGCAATGAAGTTTATAGATGCTTCCTGAAACCGATCCCGGCTGGATTGTCGTTTGGTTACGAATGAATCGATCATGCCGCTACCCCTTGACCAACCAAAGCCAGATCATGTTCAAGCATCATGGCTATCAGGTCTTTTAATTCGATCTTAGGCTTCCATCCGAGATTAGCCCTGATCTTCGATGCGTCTCCGCATAAATGCGGTACATCTATCGGCCTCCTCTTCGTATCATCGACAACAAGATAATCTCGATAATCAAGACCGGCCTGCTTGAAAGTTTCCTCAAGTAACTCCCGAACCGAATGGCTTTGCCCCGTCGCAATTACGTAATCGTCCGGCTCGTTCTGTTGAAGCATAAGATGGAACGCCTCGACGTATTCGCCGGCAAAGCCCCAGTCCCTACGCGCTTCAAGATTGGATAACCCTATCGTCTCTTGCAATCCCGCCTTGATTCGCGCGGCAGCCTGTGTAATCTTGCGAGTTACAAATGTGGGATTGCGCCTCGGTGATTCATGGTTAAACGTAATCCCGCAGCTTACATGCAGCCCATAGGCAAGCCGATATGTCCGGCATAGCTCGTGCGCGTACAACTTCGCACAACCATACGATGATATCGGTCGCATCGGAGTTAATTCGTTTTGCGGCGGCGCGGCCTGCCCAAACAGTTCAGACGTAGACGCCTGATAGACGCGGGTATACGGGGATCGTTTACGCACAGCCTCCAAGACGTTCAACACCCCGACAGCATCGATCATGGTAGTATAGTTAGGCATCTCGTAAGACACGCCCACATGGGTCTGCCCGGCAAAGTTGTATAGCTCGCTTGGCTGTACTTGGTATACAATATCCTCAATGCGGCTGGCATCGCTCATATCGGCATAGTGTAAATGCAGTTGCGGCATGATATGGTCGATGCGTTCGGTTACGAACGTCGAGCTTTTACGGATTGTGCCATGAACCTCATATCCAAGGCGCAAGAGGTATTCGGCAAGATAGCTTCCATCCTGCCCATTGATGCCAGTGATAAGCGCCTTCATGCCGCCGACCATATTCGTTCATCCTCGGTTAATTCATCGCTGGTTTCAACATCGGCCACGTCCATGCGGAACCGCGTATACGTATGCCTTCGCTTGCACTCGATGGCCAGAGCATACGCGCACACGCCATCATCGTGACAGCCCTCGGGCGCGGAGTACCGTACGCCCGTCCGCGTGTACTCGTACTCAAAGGATTCGAGTTCGTCGGCCAACCATTTATCACTGTACGCCGTGTCGCGCCCCTGTAGGGCGGACGCCAACCCCTCCATGATCTGCTGCTTGGTCTGCGATGTGAACTTGAACCCCTCGATATTGCTTCGCTCGCGCGACAGCTCTTCAACAATCGGATCGCCCACTCCGGTGGAGTCGATAAGCGCGGGTTGCTCGCCAATGGCGGACGCGACACGCTTCGTAGTCGATTGCCAGTCGGCCTGGAAGCGGTCGAGTTGAACCACGTTGCCCCCTTCGTCCAGCCCGCAGACAACCGTGTAATCAATGCTCTTGGCCAGGTCTACGCCGAAATATACCGGCGTACCTTGCAGCCCGTCGCGCTGACAATCTCGAATCGCCTTCAAGCCAAACGGATTCCCTTCGTCGTCGCTGGGTTCGCATAGATACAATTCGCGAAACACCGCGTCCGGCAATACGCGCTTGGCGTCGTCAACCTCGGCTTGCTCGATTACGTGGGCGGATATGGCATCGTCACAGTTAAGCATGGCATAACTCATATCACCTTCGCCCGCCTCGGCCATGCGGGCCAATCGGTACGCCCAGTTCTTGCGGCCCTTGACGTTGCCGATGATTCGGATGGGCCCCTTCGTCGCGGTCAACGTAGAGCGGACAGCGTGCCACGCTTCCTCGCGCAAGCGGGTGGCTTCGTCGATGACCGCCGAGGCCACGTCTTCGCCGTATAGGTTGTCGGGCTTCTCGCCGCTCTTGAAGTGCCAGGTCGCGCCGTTGGTGAACGACAATTTCATTTCGCTGTCGTTAGGCTTGTACAATTTTGGATCGAACATCCGTCGAGCGCGGCCGTATGCGATTTGCGATTGACCGTAGACTGGAGCAACCCACCAATGATGCCGACGGTTGGCGTCAGTCAATACCTTGTGTGCTTGCCAAACAAGACAGCCCACAGTTTTACCGCTCTTGGTAGATGCCTCTACAACGGCATAACGAGCCGGACTAAAAATCGCCGCGTGCTGCTTATCATACAGCCTGGGTAGTTCGATTTTTATTTGCTCAATCGCCATGATTTATTTCGCTGCTCGGCTTCGGGATCGTTACCGTGAAGACCGATGCTCCGCCCACGTCAACCTTTTCGGCCACTTTGCCGTCGATACGATCAATGAATTCCTTGAACCACCGAAAATCATTCGCCTCCAACATTCTATCTAGCCACTTCCTGGTTATCTCTTCCAATAAATCAGGGTTGCTGTTCAGCAGTTTTCGCAACTGCTCAGTTGGCGATATCGAACCTTTCGGCCTGCCTTTTGGGTTCCCGCTTTTGCCCTTGGGAAACTTCTTAAGCCATGGTTTTTTAGGTGTTGCTTCCTCCTGTTTTTTAACTGTTCTATCAGTATGTTTTTTCTTCGCGCTCATATCTCCGTGCCCGATTGCAAGAGGTTGCTTGCGTATTCTTTTTCAATTCTGAACGTGTCAACCCTTTTGACGGTGGATACGCCGGCCACGGTAGCGGATACATGGACATTAACAATATCGCCCGCTGCATAGGTAGATGGAACCGTGCCGGTTATCTTGTATACGCCCGTCGTGATATTCGTTACGGTCAGCGTGAATCCCGCATCGGTCGTTCCGTTTTTGTTGGCCGTCGCCGTGGGCGTGGAATCCGCATCGGTCGCCGCGCCGGTGTACGGCGATACCGTGGTGAACACTTTGTAGTATAGGGATGATGGCTTGTATATCATGCAATAGGCTCCAGCAGAACGGGCCTTTGTTGACATGCGCCGATGTCGCTATAGCTGGTGCTGGACAACAGGCCGGGCAGGCTCGAAGGATAACCCGCGTTCAGCAGTTGCCGCCCTGCCGCCGAGGCGGTGTTGATCCGATAGTCGCCATTCGCCCGGTCGATGAACGGATCGCCGCTAAGCTCGATATTATCGTCGCCGATCACGGTCCCCAGCGTGCCATACGTCGCGCAGTTATGCACATGGACGGCGCGGCCGTCAGGGAATAGTGTTGTTCCGGCATAGGGTATAAATACGCAGTTTTGAAAATACGGATAGTTGACGTTTTGCGTCCCATCGATCAGCGCCACACCATCCGCCATCCCGTCAAACACGCAGTTTTTAACGCATAGCCCGGTGGGCTTTCCGGTCAACGCAAACACTGGCCCATCATTGAGCAAACCGTCGAACACACACTGGTCGAACGTGGCCATGCTGGTGTTGCCCAGCATGAAACAATAAATGCTATATCCGCAATTCTTGAATTTACACGCCGAAAACAGCACGTTTCCCACCAGCACATTTACCATAAACGATCCGGTATTTTTGCCGACGATTTCGCAACCGACGAGTCGGTGCAACCCGTAGCCGCGCAGCCCGATGATGCCGGCCCCCGAGCAGGTGGAGGCACTTGCAATCTTGCAGCGCTCGAAAGTGAGCGTGCGATTATTTGATCCAAACGCCCTAACAACCTGGCTGCCATTAGAGGCGTTGGTATGCTCGAAAATCAGATCGGCGAAGTGCAGGTATTGCCGATTCGTCAGGGTCAGGGCCGAGCTGGACGCGGCGGCGACGGTTATGCTCGGCCGGTCATCCTCATCGAGCGTGTCGCCCGGCGTGGTGTCGTATCCGCGCACGCTGAGCGGCGACGAGGCGGTTCCGTCGTTGGCGAAAGTGACCGCATCGGTAAACGTGTTGCCGGTTTGAATCCATAGGCAGGGCGGCTTGGAATCCGAATTGACAAACGTCGATTCACACCACGCATTCCAGCCGGTCGTGTCGTTCAGCGAGGCCAACGATCCGCCGACAATTAATCGCTCCGTGCCCGTCTCGTTTCCCGACCATGTTCCCGTGGTCCACTTGGTCACATGCAGGGTGCGCCGCAGACCGTCTCCGCTCCCGTAGTCGGTGATGCTTGTCACTATCCCGCGAAACACCGAACCGTCATGGTCGTAGGTGATATAGTCACCGACGGCTATATCGGGTTTGGATGTGCCGTAAAAAACTTGTTTGACCGCCTCGGTGAAATTGACCGTGGTGGCATCCTCGCCGGTGATCCCGCATTCCATGTTCGAAATATTATAGTCTGGTTCTCCGTACGCGTTGTATCGCCCGTACTGGCCCGTGTACCCGTTGTGTCGGAAGTCATTAGGAAAGGCGGGCGGTGTCATAATGACAAAGCTGGTGAAGTCTTCATGGTTCATCGCTTCACCTCGGTCTTAGATGTCAGCGTAATCGCGCCGTCTTTCTCGGTCTTGGTCGCTCCGGCCTTGAGCAGGTCCAGCACTTCCTCGCGAACCACCTCGGCCGCCTCGGCTTCGGCGGACTCAAGTCTCGCGGCGGCCTGGTTGCGCACGCAGTGCGGATCGAAGACGATCTTCGCATCGACTTTGCCGAGCAATGCTCGCACGCCCTTCGCGTCCATCTTGCGCAGGGCGGCCCCGTCTATCTTCGCGGCGAGTGCGTTAGTGGTTAGTTGGTCGATTGGTATGGTCATGCCCTCGGTGGCGGCCCCCAGAAGCGGCTAGCTCGCTCCCGGGTCAACTCCGCAACTTTAAGATTCTCCGTACAGCAAAGTATGAACTGCTCCCCTCATGTCTTCCAGTAGATCGGTGAAGTTTATTTTCCTCTGTCTCTGCCTTCCCCAGTTCATGATTCCGCGCCGAGCGACAATCTTTATCAGTGGTCGCTTTCCCGGATGGACGGCCTCATATTCAAGGGCGGCAAGCATCGCTCCTTGTATCATGTCATCCACATCCGTGAGGGGGAGGCGATGCTCTGAAGCTAGATGGCGAACCTCGCTATTGATTTTCGTTATCGTCGCGTCGTTCACTGTTCCATATTTCCCTCTATTAGCTATATCACATCTCGCCCCCCCTGTTTGCGAAAATTTCCATCCCAGAACTTGCGTAAGCATTTGTATTAGTGTATCTTATAGTATTATGAAGCTTCCACAAGATTGCTTATGTAAAAAACGGCCCGACTGGGTGGACGAACACGAGTACATCCGCATCCTGTTCCGGCGGTCGCAAGTGACCACGAGGCAGGCAGCGGACATGTGCGGAGGCCGATCCGACCAGGTGCTGAGGTACTTGCGGATCGGTTCCGGGCTGGGCGTGAAGAAACGCCGCAGGCTGATCCGCTATTTGAGGCGAATGATAATCGAAATGAATTGACACCGGGCGGCGAAACCATTAACCAGCTACCATGTTCCGCACGGCGGAGAATAAATGGGCTAATCGCCGCAGGGCGGAATCGGCGAATATAAATTTTTTATCCCTTTGCCCTGCAAACACTTATACGCAATCGTTCAATTTTTTTGAAGGTTCACGCTTGACTTGCCGATGATTATGTTGTATGTATATTTGTATGACAAGAAAGCCCACATGCTCGATGCGTATCTATGTATCCACGCGGGACATCCTGCGACGGCTGAGTGACCGTGAAAACGATACCATGATTCGGATCGTTGAAGATGCTGTGGAAGAAAGGGAACGCAATGAGACAGCACAAGATCGACCGGGCGAAAACCCGGATGCAAAGCGGGTACTACAATGACCCCCGCGTGCAACGCATAGCATCTCGCAAGGTGCTCAGGGCCATTCTCGATTCGGAGCGAACCCCGGACCAGCTCGGCTGCGTCGGCCGGGACGTGATCGCCAGTGCCATCGTCCTCCTTGGCTGCGCGATCATCGGCTTTGTCGTCCTATGGTTCGCATCCTCTTTCGCTACCCCGGCGGGTTAGTATCCTTCCCGCCGGGGCTTTTTCTAAAAACCCGCGATTCCGACAGGTCACCCACGCGCCGGGTAAGAAATAGATACGCCAAAAACAAGCGAACATGGAGATTCCAAATGACGCATACAAAAACAATTCAGAAATTCACGTTCAAACCGGATGTCGATCTCGAACAGGCTGAAGGGACGCTGCTGTTGTCGATTATCGCCACTGAGGCACTGCACGGTCAGGCGGCGGTTCGATTGGAAGCCCGTTACCTGTTCTCGAACGAGAAACGAGCCTGCGTAATCGAATGTCGCGGCAAGGTCAGCGATGACGTTATCAAGATTTTCACCGGCTTTCTGATCCACGAGTTCGGCGAGGATGCCTTCAAGGTCGTCCGCGAGACGCATATCGAACAGAGAAGAATCGTCTTCGAAAACCCAGCCAGTGATTCGTGTTCATGCGATGGAGTTTCATGACGCCGCAAACATCTTTCCGCTGGACGAAGAAAACCTTCAGACACTGGCCGAGTGGCGGTGTTAGTGTGAATGAAAGGATGATTAGACATGATTGAATTGACCGAGGATTACGACCTGAACATGGAGATACTTTGCACCATCCCCAGGCACCCCCTTATGGCCGCCGTGCGGGACTTAACCGAAGATTTTGGCATTGACTTTAAGACATGCCGCTCAATCTTAAAGAAGTTGACACTGTACGGAGTAGGTACTTGCATCCCTCAGAAAGGCGCGGGGCTACATACCTTTATCAGTAAAAGCAGATGGACCCGCACGAAGGAGGCTTGCAATTTGTATTGGGACAAGGTTCATGGCAACGGCAAAGAGGATGTGAAAGGAGATAACAACAATGAACAAGTCTAATTGTCGATGTCGAATTAACATAGATGAATCCCTGCAAGTAGTCAAGGTAAAGCGTAACGGTTTGCCGGACGCTTATTGCATACGAGACAAGACATTTGGCTATTGGATGTCGGAAAGCGATTTTGACAAGGATATTTGGACCACTAGAACAAAAAAGCCAGCCACGCAAGTCGATGGACAGAGTAATCCATCGGGTTATCACATACGTATAATCTTTGAATCACGTAACGAGGCTCGCAAGCACCTGAAAGCATTTATGGCATGGCGAGAGGGAAATCCCTGTCGCGTTCAACGAGTACAGATAGAGGTATTGAGTACGTTGCCATTATTTCCGGGGGGAACGAATATTGAGGACTTATGCAGAAGCTTTTCCATGAATCGACCGGAAATGTCCACAGTCCTCGACGAGCTTAAGCCTTTGGGTGTGTCAACTTACGAGACGGCGCTAGGAACTCGGGCTTATGTACGTTCGAGTGCCCAGCGGCATGTCAAGCAAATAACTGATGCATACTGGAATAAGGTTCGTGGAGAATGACAACTGACGACGTGGCTTCGGATCATAGCCGACGCGAGTGGGTGCAAGTCCTACCGGCCACATGTCCGCTCGGCGTGGAGCGGGAAAAGGACCATTATCCAGGTATCGTCCCCCGGGGCGCACGCCCGCCCCGGTAGAGGAGCGAACATGACCACCGGCCCGTACAACAGAGACCTGCAAGCCAAGGTTGGGGAGCCGTATGTCGAGCGTTGGGTCCGGCTGACGGCGAGCATTGATATACCAAAAGAATCAGGGAGCGATGCCGGGGCTAAGCGATGGGCGGATGACGAGTTGCACATTGTTTGTAAGAATCTCGGTTGGGATTGCGAGATAACCGATTCAAAGATTCTGGAGGATGAATGATGGAACTGTTGACCAACAGCCGAATGAGTAGCGCGAAAACGTGTCTGCGTAAACACTATTACGAATACGAGTTGTGTATTCAAAAGGACCGCGAATCGCAACCGTTACGGATTGGCTCTGCGGTACATGATGGACTTGACCTGCTGGCCACAGAAAACAGCATAGACGTTGTAGCCCATCATATTCGAGCCTTGTACGCGGTATTGCCCGCGTGGATTCAAACCGAAGATGATACTGACGATTGGTATACCGAATGTGAAACGGTCATAGGATTGTTGACCGGCTATCAATGGTACTATTCTGATAGCCAGGATATCCGAGTCATCGTGTCCGAACAAGAGTTTAATATTCCACTACGCAACCCAGACACCGGCGCGCCGTCAACAATATGGAGGCTGGCCGGAAAGATCGACAAGATTGTAGAATACAAGGGAATACCGGCCATCATGGAACACAAAACCACCGGTGAGGATTTGTCGCCGGATAGCGATTACTGGAAGCGGCTACTTATTGACCAGCAGATCAGCCTTTACATGATTGCGGCAAGAGAATTAGGTCATGCAGTCACTACTATTGTTTATGATGTAATTCGCAAGCCGCTGATTCGTCGGCTATCTATTCCGGTTATGGATAAGGACGGAAAGAAGATCGTTCTCGATAAAGACGGCCAACGGGTCTTGAATAAAAAGGGCGAGCCTTATCAGGCCGGTAACGCGGCAAACGGATGGACAATGCAATCAAGGTTGCAATCTCCTGACGAATACCGCGAGCGATTGATTGCCGACATTATGCAGCGGCCGGAATGGTATTTTGCACGCCAAGAAATTCCCCGACTCGACGCGGACATTCAAGAGTTTGCGGTTGAGCTATGGCAACAGCAGAAACAACTATCCGATTGCAAACGGATGGGGCGGTGGTTCAGAAATACGAACGCCTGCTTGCATCCGTATCGTTGTGAATTTTTCGAGATATGTTCAAACGGAATCGATCCATCGGTGACGTTACCCGATGGCTACATTCAAAAAGCATGTAAACACCCCGAACTAAAAGGAGAGCAAGCATGAGCCCGCCAACCAGGCCGTCACCACGGCCACCGAGTAACAGTAACCCGATGCCCGAAGCGGTGGAAGTCGCCTCGCCAGCATTAGGTAAGTTGAAAACTAAACCCAAGCCGCCGCGTATTATCCTAAACGCGGTCGAAGGATGGGGCAAAACCTCATGCGGATCGTATACGCCGAACCCGGCAATTATCATGGCGGCCGGGGAAACAGGCTACGAAACCCTGCTCCATGCCGGGCGAGTACCAGACGTTTCGGCGGCTTACGTTTCAAACTGGGGCGAGTTGCTCGCTTTGTTAAAGAGCATCGAAGATGGAGGGAGCGTAGGAACCATAGTCATCGATGCCCTTGGCGGAATCGAGCGAATGTGTCACGAGGCCGTTTGTAACCGAGACTTCGCGGGCGACTGGGGCGAAAAGGGGTTTCTTTCGTTCCATAAAGGATACGATCTTTCAATCCGCGATTGGCTCATATTCATTGCGGCGCTGGACCGCTTACATGCGCGTGGTTGCGGAATCTTGCTACTAAGCCACTGCAAGATCAAGCAATTCAAAAATCCTGTCGGTCCTGACTATGATCGGTACGTTGCCGATGTGCATGACAAAACGTGGTCGGTTACTTCCAAATGGGCCGACGCGGTTTTGTTCGGCACGTTTTATACGGTAGTCGAGGGCGGTTCTACAGGAGCCAAGCCGAGAAAAGGAAAAGGTATCGGCGGCTCGGAACGGGTTTTATATACCGAACGCCGAGACGCCTTCGATGCTAAGAACCGATTTGGTATGCCGGAGATTATTGACATCCCGGCCGATCCTACTCAGATATGGTCAACGATTTCCCAGCACTTAAAAGGAGTGTCATTATGAACCCAGGACGATACTTTGCATGGCCGAAGGAAATAGTCATCACGGAATCGAAAAGCGGAACGCCTGCCGCCGTGATTACCATAGAGGTAAAACATATAGCCCAAGCCGGAGAATGGCAAAACTTGGACAAACCGGTTGAACGTCGTATGTACTTGTCGTTTCACGAAAATTCCCGGAAATACACTGATGAAAAACTTAACCAACTTGGATTCAATTGGGATTTTCTTCATCATCCGGCCTTGAGTGCTGATATCATGGATTCGGGAATCGAGGTTGAAATGGAAACCGAAATGTACGAGGGCAAGGTACGCGAACGCTGGAACTTAGCTGGCGGTGGCCCTCCACCTATCGAACCCGCCCGGCCGGATGTACTTCGGCGATTGGCGGCCTATTATCGGGACCGTGGTGGAAAGGTATCCGCTCCGGCCACAACCCCAGCCCCGGCACGTCCGGCAACTCCGCCGCGTGACGACGATCAATTTCCACCGATTGAAGAACCGCCGACGAAGGGTGCGGCGGATGGAGAGTTTTAACCTTTACCCCCCCGCCCCGGCTCATACACCGGTTGGCGCGGGCTCGCCGGGGCGGGGTCTTTTGGGCAGGGAGGATGACGTGGGCGACGACTTCGCTTACCAGATCGCCGAATGGCTAGAGCGATATGAAGTCAATTATCGCGGCCATGAAGCCAAGCCGGGCGACGATTTGCAGGTCGGCCCGTTGCGATTCATCCGATTAAAAGTCCACGGCCACCGCCAAGGCGCCGGGTTCCGCCAGATGAGAAAGCGGGCTGGGAAAAGAGCTTACGAGACGTTCGGCATGTTTTGTAAATTTCTGGAAATTGCCGGCAACCAATCGCGGGACAACCGGGGTTATTTATTGAACGAGCGAGACCAGCCGGCAACCGTGGAGGATTTGGCATTCATTCTCGACACCGAACAGAGCCGCGTGGAGGCCGCCTTGGCGGTGCTGGTGGATGTCGGCTGGATCATTCCCCCCCGCACCCCCCTTAACCTAACTAAACATAACATAACTAAACATAAGGATCCGGAAATTTCCGGAAAATTCCGGAAATCTCCGGAACCATTGGACGTTTTGACGAACGAAGAATTACCTAAGTGCTTGCAAACAGAGGCATTTAAGGCGGCATGGAGCGAGTGGTGCGAGTACCGAAAAGAGCGGAAATTGCCGCTAACCCCCACGACGGTCAAATCCCAACTCAAAAAGCTGGAAAAGTGGGGCCACGATGGGGCCGTGGCCAGCATACAGGAATCAATCAGCAACGGGTGGCAGGGGTTGTTCCCCTCAAAGAATGGCGAAAAGCCACGGGGCGAAGGACCGGACACCGAACACTGGCGGAAGGTCCGCGAAAGGATGGGGCTGCAAAATGACTGACCACGAGCAGGGAGTCTTGAGCGAGTTGTTCGGCAAACTGTGGGGCGGTTGGCACACGGATGAAAAGGCCGCGCTGGTTGCCGATCTGTTCCGGTTCTATGAACTAACCATGGTACGCGATGCCGTCAATCGCTGGTGGAGGCAGAACCCCGACGCCTTCCGGCCCAAGCTGGCCGACATCCTGGCCGACGTGAAAGCCAAGGGTGGTTCAATCGAGACTGAGCGGCGTTGGAAGATTTGGGATGAACGCAGCTATCGGATTCTAAACGAGTACCGGAAGATCAATGGGCAGGACGAAGAATCGGTCCAAGATTACGCTCGGCAAAATGCGATCATCATTCCCAGCGTCGCCGAGCGCAACGAGGTTATCCGGCGAATGCGAATTTACGATGAACAATACTTGGCTTCGCATGGGCGCACCTACAATGAGGCCGTTCAGGCGCATCGGGAATGGCTTCGCAATGAATGCGAGAGCGCCCGAGCGAAGCGCGAGGCAGCGAAGGATGACCCGAAGATGGCAGGAGTTCGGGCAATCGTGAATAGACTTGTAATCAAGTTCACGGAGCCGGTGACGGTATGAAAAAGAATTGGTCGCGGCATGAGGAGCTATTCTGGTACAAGTGGGCGGCGGTGTTCGAGACAAAGCCGACCCGCGAGCACCGCTTCCATCCCGTGCGCCGTTGGCGATTCGATTTTGCGTGGCCGGAAAAAAAGGTAGCCGTCGAGATCGAGGGCGGGCAGTGGATTTCTGGCCGACACCAGCGGCCCACAGGATTCGCCAAGGATTGCGAGAAATACAACGCGGCCGCCCGGCTAGGCTGGAAGGTGCTGCGCTATACCGGTCAGGATGTACAAGAAAGATTCGGTGAGATATCCGAGGAAATCATGGAGTTATTGCAATGACCAAAATCGTGAACCATGTTGACGTGTTGGTAAAACTAAACGCCTGCGGCGATGCCATCGGCTACGCCAGGAGCAAACCGGACGCCGAGTCCGCATGGCGCGATTGCGAGCGTGGCGATTGGCTGTTGTGGATCGCGGCGAGTCTCGGAGTGGACCGCAATGCTGTAGTGCTTGCGGTTTGCGACTGTGTGGAGATGGCAAGT